GAACAACGTCAACGTGATGAGGCGCTGGCCCGTCATTTTGCTGCGAATCCACCGGTGCTGACGCCAAGCGCGACCCATTGCGTTGACTGCGATGACCAGATCCCTCAAGCCCGGCGTGACGCCGTGCCCGGCTGCGAGCGCTGCACGGATTGCCAAGGAGCGCGGGAATGAAAAAGCCCGACAGCTTGCGAGCCCTCCTGAGAACTGCCATCCCGCAGTTGAAGCGTGACCCGGACAAGCTGCATATCTTTCTGGATGAGGGAAACATTATCGCGACGGCTGCAAATTCGCTGTCGTTCGAATATCAGTACATCCTCAATGCGATCGTCACGGACTACGAGGGGCACCCTGATACATTGATGGTTCCGATCCTCGGATGGCTCAAAATCAACCAGCCCGAAATGATGTTGAACCGGGAAAAGATGCGAGACGGTTTCACGTTCGAGGCGGAAATCCTCAACACGAAAACGGCGGACATCTCGATCAAGCTCAGGCTCACTGAACGGATTGCGGTCACCGACGACCCTGCCACGGGGAAACGAACCATCAAGCATCTTGATGAGCCTGCACTCGACCCTTACGCGGAAGTCGAAACGTGGGAACTCATCATCCATGGCGAAACGGTGCAGACGACGTGAGCGGCATTGAAGCGCTAAACACCCATCTCGATGGTTTACTGGCCCAGCTTGAGCCCGGCGCACGCCGGGCACTTGCCAAAGCCATTGCCAAGGAAATCCAGCCCCGGCAGCGCAAGCGAATTGCCGACCAGTTGAACCCCGACGGCACCCCATTTGCCAAGCGCAAACCCCAGCTCAGACAAAAGGCCGGGAGAGTGCGTCGCACGATGTTCAGCAAGTTGCGGACTGCTCGATACCTCAAGACATCGGCCACGTCGAACAACGCCGTGATTGGTTTCGTGGGTGAAGTGGAACGCATCGCTCGTGTACACCAGTTTGGCCTACGCGATCGGGTGCAGAAGGGTGGCAAGGAAGCTCAGTACGCCCCTCGCGAGCTGCTCGGCTTCACCGACGACGACGTCAGCGCGATTCACGACCTCGTAATCTCACACCTTGCCCGCTGATTAAGTTGTGCCGCCGCTCGGCACAACACACACGGAATGCCGAGCTCGCACCCGCGCGGCATTCTTGCGCCATGACTGAATTTGCCGACCTCTCCCGCCGCCTTGAAAGCCTGATCCGCACCGGAACCATTTCCGAAGTGCGGCACAAGCCTCTGCGCGTGCGTGTTGCTTCCGGTGGTCTGACATCGAATTGGCTCGCCTGCATCACGCTCAGAGCTGGTAGCACTCGGGATTGGGATCCTCCAACCGCGAACGAGCAATGCGTGATTTTCAGCCCGAGCGGTGATCCGGCGTTGGGCCTCGTATTGGTAGGCCTGAACTCGGACAGTATCCCCGCGCCGAGCGAAAGCCCGGATGAATGCCTGCGGGTTTATCCCGACGGCGCGCAGATCCTCTACAACCACAAAACCGGTGCGTTAACGGTCAGCGGGATCAAAACGGCGCTGCTCCAAGCTGCCGAGAAGTGCGTCATTGATTGCCCCAAAGTGGAGACGACCGGCGACCTGCTGGTCAAGGGCAAGCTCACCGTTGAGAAGGGTGCTGACATCACCGGTGACGTCATTCATCAGGGTGGAAACATGATCTCTAACGGCATCGTCGTCCACACCCACAAACACCCAGGCACCGGAGGCCCGATATGAATTACTCGGGCATGAATGCCAATAACGGTGAGGAGCTGACCGATCTCGACAGCATCCGTCAATCGTGCAAGGACATCTTCACTACCCCGATCGGCTCGCGGGTTATGCGCCGTGAGTATGGCTCGCTGATTCCCGAGCTGATCGACCAGCCCATGAACGCATCACTGCCCCTTCGCATCAGTGCGGCGGGTGTGATGGCGTTGCTTCGTTGGGAGCCGCGCATTCGTCTAAAAGGATTCCTCGTGACCACCGGTTCAACCCCCGGCTCGCTGATCGCCGAACTGGATGCGACCCGCGCTGATGGGCCTCAGTCCGGTTCCCGCGTTCAACTATCAGTTCCGATCAAGGGGACAAGCGCATGAGCGGCATGATTGATTTATCGCAACTCCCCGAGCCGAGCGTTATTGAAGTAGTTAGCTTCGAGTTGATTCTGGCCGAGCGAAAAGAACGTTTCATCAGCCTCAATCCGGTCGAGAAACAAGACGCCATCCGAGCGACCCTTGAGCTTGAGTCAGAGCCCATTACCAAGTTGCTGCAGGAAAATGCCTACCGCGAAATGTTGCTAAGGCAGCGGGTCAATGAGGCCGCTCTTGCAGTAATGCTCGCTTACGCCGTTGACGGAGACCTCGATCAGATCGCTGCAAACTTTCACCTTGAACGATTGGTGCTCGATAAAGGCGATCCGCTGGCAGTACCTCCAATTCCGCCCACGATGGAAAGCCACGACGATCTGCGTGCCCGATGCCAAATGGCATTCGAAGGGCTATCAGTGGCTGGCCCTCGGGGCGCATACATCTACCACGCACTCTCGGCTGATGGCCGTGTATCGGACGTAAGCGCTGAAAGCCCTGCCCCCTGTGAAGTGCTTGTAAGCGTGCTCTCGCGTGAAGGTAAAGGCATCGCATCCCCTGAGTTGCTTGCCAAAGTCAGCGCCGCCCTCAATGACGACGACATTCGCCCGCTTGGCGATCGGCTGACGGTTCAGTCCGTCGAGGTCATCGAGTACGCCGTCGAAGCCGTCTTGTATTACTACCCTGGCCCCGAAAGTGAGCCAATCCGGGAGGCCGCTGAAAAGTCGCTTCAGAAGTACATCGGTAACCAGCGCCGCATCGGGCGCGACATTCGAAGATCCGCGCTTTACGCAGCGCTTCATGTGGAAGGCGTTCAGCGAGTAGAGCTATTGCATCCCGCCTCGGACATCGTCCTGAACAAGCAGCAGGCGGGGTTCTGCACTGGGTACGAGCTTTCGGTAGGCGGTTCGGATGAGTAAGTCCCTGCTCCCCAGCGGTTCAACACCACTTGAGCGTGCCGCGACAGAAGCAATGGCAGAAGCGGTGGCCCTCAAGGTTCCTCTGCGCGACCTGTGGAATCCCGATCGCTGCCCTCTCTCGCTACTTCCCTACCTTGCCTGGGCGCTCTCCGTTGATCGCTGGGATCAGAGCTGGTCAGAGAAAACAAAACGCTCGGTGATAAAGGCCTCGTTCTTCGTACACAAGCGCAAGGGCACCATCAACGCCATCCGTCGCGCAGTCGAACCACTCGGCTACCTCATTGAATTGGTCGAGTGGTGGCAGACAGCACCCATGGGTACGCCGGGCACCTTCGCATTGAAGCTCGGCGTCCTAGAAACAGGCATTACGGAGGAAATGTATCTAGAGGTAGAGCGCCTCATCGACGACGCCAAGCCCGTCAGTCGGCACCTGACTGGATTGGCAATCAGTCTCGAAACTCAGGGCAATTTGAATGTCGCGGTAAGCCTTTACGACGGCGACGTCATCGACATTTACCCGCCAGAAATGCGTGACATCGACGTCACCGGAACATTCGGTGTAGTCGGGCGCGAACACTCCATAGACACTTTGGACATTTATTCATGATTGATGCGGACTCTAAGTTTTTCGCGATCCTGACGGACGTGGGAGCGGCCAAGCTGGCGAATGCCAATGTACTTGGCGTTCCGTGGAACATTACCGAGATGGGCCTGGGCGACGCCAATAACACCGATCCGCAACCCAGCTCCAAACAAACCAAGCTGATCAACGAATGGCGACGCCGTCCGCTGAATCAGCTCATCATCGACCCGGTCAACGCGGCGGTCATCATTGCCGAGCAAGTGATCCCTGCTGATGAGGGCGGGCACTGGATTCGTGAAGTCGGACTTTATGATGCGGACGGCGATCTGGTGGCGGTGGCGAACTGTGCGCCAAGCTTCAAGCCGATTCTGTCGCAAGGTTCCGGTCGCACGCAGGTTGTGCGTATGAACTTGATTGTATCGAGTGCCGCGAACATCAGCCTCAAGATCGATCCAGCGGTCGTACTTGCGACCCGCGACTACGTCGATTCGCGCATCCTGGAGGAGCTGAGCAAGCTCGACATCAAGCAGTCGGTGCGTGCGGCCACCACGGCCAATATCAATCTGGTCGGGTTGCAGGTGGTGGACGGCGTTTCGCTGAACGCGGGCGATCGCGTTCTGGTGAAGAACCAGACGGCGGCGAAGGATAACGGCCCCTATGTGGTGGCGGTGGGTGCCTGGGTTCGTGCCAAGGATGCTGACAACAACACGAAAGTTACGCCCAACCTGACGGTGGCGGTCGAGGTCGGCGCGACGCAGGCCGACACGATTTGGCAGCTGGTGACGGATGGCCCTATTGTCGTGGGCGCCACCGCTCTGACGTTCAAGGACATCACCGACGGCCTTGCCCGATTGTTCTCGCCGAGCTTTGCCGGTAACCCGACGGCCCCGACACCGGCGCGGTTCGATATCAGTAAGTCGGTAGCAACGACTGAGCATGTGAAGCAGCGCGGTGTCGAGTTCTCGGGCTTTACCACGAGCAATGCGAGTCTGGTGATGTCGGCTTCGCATGTCGGCGGGCTTCACAGTTTCTCCGACGCTGCGCAGCTCACGGCGACCTTGCCTCCCACCGCAGGTATCGCGCAGGCGGCCACTATCACGGTGGCCTGCGCTGGTCCGGGTGGGCTGAAGGTCATAGGGTCGGGTACTGATGTGGTTTATACCTCGACCGGTGTTGCTGGGCCGTTGGTCTTGGCGCTAGGCGACACCGCCGAATTCATCCGCCTGCAGGATCAGTGGCGGTTGATCGGCGGCACGGTCGCCCTGCGTTTTGCAGGAACCCTCAGCGGCTCTCACTTCGTCACGCAGCCGCAGTTCGATAGCGGCAAGTCGCTAGCCACTACGGAGTTTGTGCAGCGGGGTCAGGGAAATTTCGCAGGCCGCGTGGATATCCTGGCTTTGCCCGCGACACTGAATATCTCGTCAGCCGGGAATCGTATCGTAATCAACGCCGCAGGGACGCTTACCCTGCCGCCTATTAGTTCTGTGCCAACCGGAACCAACTTCTATCTCTACAACGCGTTCTCCGGTGTGATTACCATTGTTCGGCAAGGTACAGATGTAATTTCCTCATTCAACAATGGATCGCTTGCATCGGTGACTCTCCAGTCCGCCTCTAACATCGTTATTACGGCAGGTAACGGGCAATGGGTCGTTGAGAACGGTGTGTCTGCCCTGAAATATGCGAACGAGTTCGCCAGCCTCTGGGCGGGCAATGGCTACCAGCGATTGCCCTCGGGAGCGATCGAGCAGTGGGGTACAGGCGTTACGGATGCGAACGGATACGTTTACGTCACATTCCCTATCCCGTTCCCCAATGCGCCGCGAAACATCGCACTGACGCACGTCGGCTCGCAGTGTTTGATGCACGCGCTTATGGGGGCGGGGTTGGGTGCATCCGGTTGCACGTTGCGCGTGCAAAATTCGGCGAATGCGTCCCAGGCGGGTTGGACGGTTCACTGGCGGGCTATAGGGAACTAAAAATGAACAAAATCGTGTTTTTCAGTCCGTCCACGTGTGGGGCTTATGTTCCCGAGATCCATGGCGCAGACATGCCCGCGGACGTGGTCGAAGTGGCTGCAAGTGTTTGGCAATCGCTGCTCGATGAGTTGTCGATCAGCCCAAAAAAAATGTCGTCCCGGCCCGATGGTTATCCGGTGCTGATTGATCCGCCGCCACTCGACGCCGAGGCGCTTGCCGTTGCTGAGCGTGCTTGGCGCGACGCGCAACTGGCCCTGACTGATCCGTTGGTGTCCCGGCACCGCGACGAGATCGAGGAGGGTGGCGAAACTTCGCTCACGGTTGACCAGTACGCGGAATTGCAGGCCTACCGCCGACAGTTGCGTGATTGGCCGCTAGGGTCGCAATTCCCACTCGCGGAATATCGACCGGTCGCACCGACCTGGCTGACAGTAACAACCCAAAACTAAGAGACGGCGGCTGG